GTTGCAAGGATTCGAGATGATGAAAGGTGCGCCTGTGCAATCGCATGGGTTAGTAGCGGATTTGTTCTCGCGGTACGAGATGGTTCTGACCGGGCACTATCATACGAAGTCAACGAAGGGTAACATTTTTTACCTAGGCACTCAATATGAGTTGTCGTGGGCGGACGCAAATGATCCTAAATACTTTCACGTCCTCGATACGTCGACTCGTAACCTGACCCAGGTTCGTAATCCGATCACTTTGTTCAACAAGCTGATCTATAACGACAATCCTAAGCAGGCACTGGTTGACCTGAAAGGAACATTCGTTAAGATCATCGTTGTTTCGAAGAAGGATCCAAAACACTTCGACTCATTCGTCAATCGAGTTCAGCGGCAAGATCCGTTTGAGTTGAAGATTGTTGAATCATACACCGAATTCTCGGGCGACGCAATCAACGACGAAGCTATTTCATTGGTCGACACCGGCGCATTGCTTAACAGCTATGTTGACGCAATCGAGACCGACTTAGACAAGGAACGACTCAAGACACGCCTTCACGAACTTTACCTAGAGGCGCAATCATCCGACGCACTTTAAAACATGCTAGTATTCAAGACACTATCATTCAAGAACTTCCTCTCGACAGGAACACAACCTACATTCATTGATCTTGACGCGACCGCGACGACGTTAGTCGTAGGCACGAACGGCGCAGGCAAGTCGACGATGCTTGACGCGTTGTCGTTCGTGTTATTCAACAAGCCTCACCGTGCAATCAACCGGCCGCAGCTTGTGAACAGCATCAACAATAAGGGATGTCTTGTCACGATTGAATTTGAGATCGGCCCTGTAAAGTATAAGATCGAACGTGGGATCAAGCCTAACATCTTCGAGATTTGGCAGGACGGCGTTCGTCTTAATCAGGAGTCGCACTCGCGCGATTATCAAAAGCTGCTCGAAACGAACATCCTCAAGTTGAACCACAAATCGTTCCATCAGGTTGTAGTCCTAGGTTCGTCGAACTTCATTCCGTTCATGCAGCTCGCGGCCTATCAACGTCGTGCGGTCATTGAGGACTTGCTTGATATTGGCGTGTTCACGAAGATGAATGCGATCCTCAAAGAAGCGTCGGCGAAGGAGAAGGATAACATCAAGGATACCGATCACCACCTCAACCTTGTCAACGAAAAGATCAAGCTGCAGACGAAGCACCTGGGCGAGTTGCAATCAATCGACGCCCGGAATGCGAAGAAGTTTCAGGAAGAGATCGACGAGCTTGCCGCGAACATTGATTCGTTGTGCATGAAGAACGAGGAGTTGAACGAGGAGTACGCTGCGAAGTATAAGCTCGCTAAGAAGGCGCTTGATATTTGTCAGGCCGCACTCAACAAGGTTACCACCTTCGAGGTTGGGATCAAGTTCAACATCAAGAAGGTTGTCGATGACGCGAAGTTCTATGAAGAGAACGACACGTGCCCAACATGTGAACAAGCAATCACGGCTAACACAAAGGACTCGAAATTACATACATGCCGATCAAAGGCTGCTGAACTCAACTCGGGTTACACGGAACTGAAGGAGTCGATCACGGCTCATAAGGAGAACGTGAATGTTGCGGTAACCGCGCTCAACGAAGTTTCGAAGATACCTAGCGTTGTCGCATCGAACAATAACATCATCGCCAGCCATAACTCACGCGTCAAGTTCCTGTCTAAACAATTGAAGGCAGACAACGATTCAGCTGACGCTGAACGTGCTAACGCCGCCCTACTTAAGTTGCGCGATCAGCGTGTTACACTCGCGGGTATTCGTTCACAACAGATCGAGGATAAGCTGTATTCTGACGCCATCGCGGAATTGCTCAAGGACACAGGTATCAAGACGAAGATCATCAAGCAGTATCTGCCCGTGATGAATAAGTTCATCAATCAATACTTGCAGATCCTCGACTTCTTCGTGTTGTTCAATCTCGACGAATCCTTCAATGAAACGATTAAGTCGAGACATCGCGACGACTTTTCGTATGCCTCATTCTCGGAAGGAGAGAAGGCTCGTATTGACTTGTCTCTGCTATTTGCTTGGCGGCAAATCGCGAAGATGAAGAACTCGGCAAACACGAACCTGCTAGTGCTTGACGAAACCTTTGACGGCTCGATGGACTCGGATGGTGTCGAGAATCTCATGCAGATCCTAGCAACGCTCGATTCTTCGACCCGAGTGTTCATTATTTCACACAAGCAGGATCTCCTTGAAGGCAAGTTCGACAGAAAACTCGAATTTGAGAAGGTTCAGAACTTTTCCCGCATCAAAGCGGAGTCGTAACTCATTACAATCCAATCATTTACAAAGCCCGTATTTTAGGAAGTCGTCTGCTTTAGCCTAAAATACGGGCTTTTTCGTCCCTACTTGTAATTTCCCCAACCGCATTAGTCTCGTGCCCTGGATTTCATCTTAAAATAACACGAAGCAAAGCAGTTCTCAATTTTCGTATTTACAAGCCCAGAATAGTTTGTTAGAATCTTCTTGCAATGACCGCCGTTTCCAATACCGTAACACAAGGAATCCTTGCCAAGCTCTTGGCGCTGGAAAACATCCAGGTTCATGTCGGCGATTACAAAACCGCTTTCTTCGATGTCAAGAACCGCATCCTCGGGCTGCCGTCATGGAACTTCGAGAACAAGCATGTGTCCGACCTTCTCGTCGGCCATGAAGTCGGTCACGCAATTTACACGCCCGCAGACGGACTCGACCGATTCAAGGTTGAGCATCCCCACATTCCGTTCGCGATCCTCAACGTCGTCGAGGACATCCGAATCGAGCGGCTGATCCAATCTCGGTATCCCGGCCTTGTGAAAAGCTTCAATGAAGGATATGCGAACTTCCTTGAACGCGACCTTTTCAGGATCAAAGGACGAAACGTCAACGGCCTTGGATTTGTCAACCGCTTGAACATTAAGGCTAAACTGCGGCATCTGATTGATGTCGAGTTCTCGGATGCGGAAGAAGTAATCTTCGCGAAATGCCGGGCCGCCGAAACATTCGATGAGGTACTGGCGCTCGTCGTCGAAATCTACGAAATGATTAAGGCAAAGCGTAAGCCGAAGCCGAAGAAACTCCCGCCGCGTCCAAGTTCTGATTCAGCTCCTGTCCAAAGCGATGATGATGACGGCGAGGATGACGGCGATCTCGGCGAGGATGAAGAGGACGAGCGGGTTGAGGTGATTCAACCAAACCCTGAACTTCCTCCTGTGCCTGCTGACAATGCACCTGCTGAAGACGATGATGATTCTGACGATGAAGTTGATGGGTCTGACGATGAAGCCGCTGATACTGAAGGCTTTGGCGGATCAGACGAAGATGAACCTGCTGATGACGAACCTGACGCGGACGATGAACCGGCTGACACCGACGATGAACCGGCTGATGATAGTGCTGATAGCAACGCCAAAGACGCGGCTGACGACGAAGATGATTCCGAAAAAGAATCTGGCGGCAGCACAGGTGGAACTGGTTGTGAAGACACAACCGATGAGGACGATTCCGAACCCGTCGATGAAGCTGAAGAATTTGATTCGTTCACGCTTGATTCCTTGCAGGAAAACCTTGCAAGCCTTCAGGTTAAGTACGGCAACAAACGGACGGTTGTCAAGCCTTCGCCTGAACACTTTAAGAAGGTTGTGACACCTTGGCGAAAAGTTATGGCTGGTCGCCTTGCTCGCCTAACATATGCTGACCGCTTCTTGAAATATCCAGGCCTTAAGGATGACTGGATTGCTTTCAAAAAAGTAACGCGCAAGAATATTCAAAACCTCATCACTGACTTCGAACGTCGGAAATCGGCTTACCAATATTCGCGTTCACAACAGTCTGACTCTGGCGACATCGACCTGAACCGTTTGCACGCTTATCGTTTCGACGATCAAATCTTCAGCACTGTTACTCGAATGGCTGATGCTAAGAGTCACGGCATGATGTTCTTCATCGACTATTCTTCGTCCATGTCGGACGACATCAACAATGTTCTAGAGCATACGCTCGCGCTCGTGATGTTCTGTGATGCAGTCAAGATTCCATTTCAAGTGTTCGGATTCACGAACATCAATCACAAGGATGATTCATTCAGCAAATCGGCAATCCCATCGAATCAGCTTGACATCTCGACGACTAACATCTTCGAGTTGTTGAGTTCTGAAATGGACTCGAAAACATTCGAGGTTGCTTGCCGCCATCTCCGCGCTCAAATCTTCCTAGCCACTTCACCAAGATACCTCGGCGCTGATTGTGAAATCATGTCAGGCACGCCTTTGATTCAAACGTTGATCGTCGCGCACGAGTTGGTTGCTGCATTCCGCAGAAAGCACCACATCCAAAAGATGAACGTGATTGTTCTTTCGGACGGCGAAGGATCGGCGCTAAGCTTAGGCAATGATTCTGAAATTGTTGAGCAGCACGCGAATGACACTACCGGTAAATCCTACTTCGCGGTGAACGTCGGCGGATCCGAAGTTCTGCTTCGTGGATATGATTCCGACTATAACTATTCCGTACTCATCAACAACCTTAAGAAGACGTTGAATTGCAAAGCAATCGGTTTCTTCATCACGCGGAACAAGAATGACATCAAGAAGTCCGTGATTGCTTCAGTTCGTAACAGCTTGGCGCATGGTGCAACTGCAACAGCCGGCGTAGGCTGGGAGAAATCCGTAAAGATTGCCGACACTATGCTGAAGTCCTTGCGTAAGGTGAAAAGCGTTTGCGTGCCTGACGGATTCAACTTCGACGGATACTTCGTCATCGACACAAAGGATGCTTACATCAAGCCGGACTATGGGTTCAATCCTGACTTCACTAAGATGAAGAGCAAGAGCGAGTTCACTGGTGCCGATACTCACCGCATGGCAAAGGAATTCACGAAGTACACATCTGATCAAAAGTCAAGCAGAATCATCCTTGCCAAGTTTGCCGAGTTGATTGCATAACATATCACTTTGATATTTACATTCTCTCTTGAATTGATTACTATATCCTGTACCTGAAATACTACATTATGCTCGAACTTGCCAAAAAGACCGTTGCTAAACTGCTTGACCAAGGATACGCCACCGCATCGACGAGACAATTTTACGATGTCGGTCGTGGGTTCGGTTTGTCCTACAAGAAAGTTAATGACATCTTCCTCAATGAAGAGAACCGCGTTACTCGTGGCGTTTACTACGTGAGAATGCCGAACGATAATACGCCTTTGCCTCAACTCCAAACAGCCGTTGCTTCCGATGATTCAGTCACCACTGATGAAGCGGTTATGCCAGCTCCCGCTAAATATCAGCGGTCCACGGTCACGGTTCAACAGAAAACGATTGATGACATCGAAGAGGTTTACGTTCCTGACGTTGACCCGACCTTCGTTCCGTGGGGTGACTACAAGATGATCCGCCAGGTCATCGATTCTCGTATGTTCTTCCCGACTTACATCTCAGGCCTTTCTGGCAACGGCAAGACGATGATGGTCGAACAAGCCTGTGCTCGTGCAAAGCGCGAATTCGTTCGTGTTCAGATTTCGCCTGAGACTGATGAGACCGATTTGATCGGCGGCTTCCGCTTGATCGAAGGCGAAACTGTTTTCTACAAAGGCCCGGTCATCAAGGCGATGGAACGCGGTGCAATCCTCCTCATCGACGAACTTGACCGTGGGTCCAACAAGATCATGTGTCTTCAAGGAGTTCTTGAAGGCAAGCCCGTTCTCATCAAGAAGATCGGCCAGGTCATTGTTCCCGCTAACGGTTTCACAATCTTCGCGACCGCGAACACCGCCGGCCGAGGTTCTGAAGACGGCCGGTTCTCTGCAGCCAACATCATCGATGAAGCATTCCTTGAACGGTTCGTCGCAACGATCGAACAACCTTATCCGAATGCCCATGTCGAACGGAACATCGTGTTGAAGCACATGACCTTGTTCAACGTGTCGGACACCGACTTTGCGGATAAGCTTGTTGCTTGGTCTCAAATCATCCGCAAGACTTACAATGAAGGCGGCGTTGAGGAAGTTGTTTCAACTCGTCGTCTATGCCACATCGTCAAGTCGCACGCAATCTTCAAGGATCGTGCGCAATCAATCGCTCGATGCATTGCTCGCTTCGACGAAACAACTCGTTCGGCATTCTCCGAACTCTATTCGAAGATCGACGACTCCGCTCCAACTTGGGGCGATGATCCGCAAGTCGTGTCCGGTTACGACGAAGAGGAAGAGGAAGACTTCCCGTTCTAATAATTTCTCCGAAGAAAACAAGAAAGCAAAGAAACATGACAAAAACACTGACCAAGAAACTGAGTAAGCTCATCGCATCGTCCACCAACCAAGAGTCCGCTATGATGGCGTTCTTGTCGGAAGGTAATACCGTGACCGCATCGGGAGCAAGCGCAGCAGGCATCGGCGATCCTCGCCGCGTCGTTAACCGTCTCCGTAACTCGGGCATTCGCATCAATCGCGATCTCGTGACCGGCCGTGGAACGTCCGCCATCGTTTACTCGCTCGCTCCTGCCAAGCGCAAGACCCGCAAGTAATCAAAACACGCATCGAAGGCGGGGCCGTAATTGGCCCCGCCTTTCCGTGTACATACTAATATGAAGAAGCCAACACTCGGCCCAGCCTATCTTCAGCGCGAGGGCAGCACAAAGAAAACACCGATGCCGGTTGTAGTTGAACAAGAGGTCGGAATCAAGTATGACCTTGACAAGCCTGACTACTCGCTCATCCCGCCTAAAGCGCTCGACGATGTCGTCAAAGTCCTAACACTCGGTGCTCAAAAGTACTCGCGTGACAACTGGAAGATGTTGAAGAATGCACGCATGCGATACTTCGCTGCTGCTATGCGTCACCTCTGGGCTCGCTTTCGTGGCGAGTTATACGACAAAGAGTCAGGTATTGATCATGGCGCGCATGCAGTCTGCTGCATTCTTTTCATGATGGAGATGACAAACGAAAACATCGATCCATAACACAATCGTATTTACATTCACAACCCGTTAGTTTAAAATAGAACAACAACATATATGAATAGCCTATCTGCTCAAACATTAACATTCCTGAAGAATTTCTCAGGCATCAACAAGAACATCCTCGTCCGCGCTGGCAATACGTTAAGCACTGTCTCTGAGGCAAAGAATATCCTCGCCTTCGCGACGATTGAAGAAACCGTTGACCAAGACTTTGGTATTTACGACCTCAACGAATTCCTCGGCGCGGTTGCTCTACTCGAAAATCCTGCGTTGACTTTCGACACGTCTTCGGTTGCCCTAACATCCGGCAAGTCAACCGTCAAGTATCGGTTTGCGGACGAAAGCATTCTTACCTTCCCAACCAAGAAGCTGAACATGCCTGCCGCGGACATCACGGTCGAGATTACGGGCGAGACCCTCAACCTTATTCGTAAGGCAGCGTCTGCTCTTGGTCATGCCGTCGCGTCAATCAAGAAGGAGAATGGCGGCATCACGTTGTCTGTCATTGATCCTAAGAACCCGACCGCTAACACATACTCTATCGTGTTGCTTGACACGACTGACATCGCGGCGGCGTTTGACCTTCAGTTCCTCATCGCTAACCTCAAGGTCATTCCTGGCGATTACAAAGTCAAGATCTCGTCGAAGTTGATCTCTCACTGGGATCACGTAACCGAGCCTGTTGAGTACTACATCGCGCTCGAGAAGACCTCAACCTTCGAAGCATAATCGTATGGACGACGAAACGATTGATAAGATGGACGAGAAGACAAAGTCTGAACTCGTCGCCGTGATGAAAGAACTGTCGCTCGAGATGAGCAAGATCGAAGAAAGCCGTGATCAGATCAAGGAGATCATCGGCGCTGCGTCTGAAACATTTGAGATCAGCAAGGGATTGATCCGCAAGGTCTCTCGCTTCTATCACAAGCGTAACATCTCAGAGTTTGAGAACGAAGCGTCAGAGATCAAGAATCTCTATTCGCAAATCACGGCACCTACCTTCATCAAGTAGGCAATGATCGCGGACCGTGAAATACCGGTCCGCTAATAGTTGTGAATTATCGTCCTATAAATAAAACATGGGACAAATTTACAAGATCACTAACACAATCAATAATAAGTGCTATGTTGGCTTCACTAGCGGCACAATACAGAAACGGTTTTCTCGTCATGTAACTAATGCTAGACTAGGAGGCATAACATACTTATGTAAGGCAATACGTAAGTACGGCATCGGCTCATTCACAATCGAGCTATTGCAGGAAAACGCTAAGATTGATGCCGATGAAGGCGCTTGGATAGCTAAGATTGCTCCAGAGTATAACATGACGGCTGGCGGTGAAGGCGGGGACACTAGCGCATCGCCAAACTTCAAGAAGGGCGTTGCAGCATATCACGCGTCTAAACCAAAAGCTGAATATGCTACCAATGGGCACGCTGGTAAAACACATTCATCTGAAACTAAGGCCGCCCAATCAAAAGCACGTGAGACGTGGTGGTCATCGCTTACACAAGAAGAACGCAAAAGCCACCTAGGAACTTTTGCAAGAGGCGAAAACAATCCTATGTTTGGCAAGACTCCTACTAATGCAAAAGCGGTTACTATAAATGGAGTGACCTATCCTTCAGCTAATAAGGCATGTGCAGCCCTTAACGTAAAATCCATTTACATCTTGCGAAAAATGTATACAATTGAAAAAAGCAACAATGACAGTAACTAAACGAGGCAAAGAATTTTTGTGGGTGGAGGCATGGAGGCCTAAAACAATTGATGAATGCATTCTCCCGAAGGATCTTAAGCAGACCTTTAACGACATCGTTAAGACAGGCGAGATGCACAACATGCTTCTGACCGGCACGGCAGGCCTTGGCAAGACAACCGTCGCAAAGGCGCTGTGTAACATGCTTGACCTTGATTGGATTCTGATTAACGGATCGGAGGAAGGCGGCATCGATGTTCTCCGTTCGAAGATCAAACAGTTCGCTTCGTCGGTATCACTCACGGGCGGGTATAAGGTTGTCATTCTTGATGAGGCTGATTATCTCAATCCTCAATCAACTCAACCTGCACTCCGCGGGTTCATCGAAGAGTTCAGTAACAACTGTCGCTTCATCATGACATGCAACTTCAAGAACCGACTCATCGAGCCGTTGCATTCACGGCTTGCCGTCATCGAGTTTAACACGACCAAGAAGGACCTAGCTGGTCTTGCAGGTCAATTCATGGAGCGGCTCAAAGGCATCCTCAAGTCGGAGGGCGTTACCTATCAAGAGAAGGTCCTTGCTGAACTCATCATCAAGCATGCGCCTGATTGGCGGCGGGTGATCGGCGAATGCCAACGTCATTCCTCGGGTGGTGAACTTAATCCGTTGTCTCTTATCGGTCAATCCGACGAGAGCATGGCCGAGGTTGTTCGATACCTGAAGGACAAGGACTTTAAGTCGATGCGAGGATGGGTTGCGAATAACGTATCGCTTGACGGTGTCGTTGTATTCCGCCGACTTTATGACACGATGAACGACACAATGAAGCCTAACAGTATCCCAGGCGCGGTGTTGATCCTCGCGGATTACTCTTACAAGTCCGCGTTCGTCGCTGACAAAGAACTGAACATGGTCGCATGCCTAACTGAACTGATGGGCTCGGTCGAATGGAAATAAGAATATGGAAGTACGCAATTACATCTCAGAATCAAAAGGCGAAACTGATTGGCGTGGGTGCCTGATGCTTAGCATGCCTAGCGACGTGACT